TGCTATGCGGTGTGAAGACAGTAACAGTGGGTCCATAATGCTTCCGGTCCCAGGCACTCTCCCTGCCAGTGTATCCAATAGCCAACACCACACCGATATGGCCGCGGCCGCTTCTTACCAAGTCACCGACTTTCACTGATGACCTCGCAGCTCTCTTCAATGTACTGTTTTGAAAAATAATCCAGGTTTCCTTGAGGAGTCAAAACTCTGTAGGCATTGACATCCCCATATTCATCCTTGTAAACAATGACGCCAACCTCGTCTGGGTATTCTTTGTCCACTATTAAATCACCGACCTTCATTGACCACCTTCAAATCATAGTCCCATACATTGTTTCCAATGGTGCCGTTGCGCCACAAGACCTTGAACATTTTATTGGTGCAACCCAAACCCTTGTTGTGTCCGACATTTTCAATAAGCACACCGAACCTCTCATTGAGCCTCCGGTTTGGATGGTTGTCTTTCACCATGTCACCGACTTTCACTGATAACCTCACAGTAGCTTGTGACGAACCAATCAATTTTACCAAACTTATCCAACACTTTTAGTGTGCCACCAGGTTCGTTCACGTAAAGAATAACGCCGGTTCTTGAATAACCATATTTTACAATGTCACCGACTTTCACTGATAACCTCCATTATGCTCCTTTGAATGGGAGTCTCCTCACCATATACGAAAACCCAATTGTTTTTTGGTTCCACTCTTCTGACAAGATAAAGTTTACCGGCTGTCAGGAAATGAGAAAAACAATCTTTATGCTTTATCAAATCTCCGGCTTTCACTTTTATATACCCTCTCTCTCAATTCAGAAGAAGACCAATTGTGACTTCTTGAATTAAAGTATAACTCAATTTCTAGCTCATGTCCAGTAAATTTTTTATTTTTATGGTCTTCGCCTAAAATTCTTATGTCAGGATTGAGATACACCAACCAATTAAACAAGTCTTTTTCCGTTTGGTATATTATTATTTCATCGACGAATTTAACTGCTTTTAGCTGAATCTCCCTCTCTTCTAAGGTCTGTATTGGCTTGTTCTTGTGTTTCCTATCCACGGACGGGTCCATTTGTAAGCCCACTATTAGCTTATCACAAACTGACCTCGCCTCCTCTAGCATTAGTAGGTGCCCAGCATGAAGAAGGTCAAAGGACCCGCATGTGAAGCCAACCTTCACTCACTTTTTTTCCTTTTTCTTCTGTTCTTCATCGTACCGTAGAACACCTCCACATCTCCTCGGTCAATTGCTCCGTAAATAAGCTCTGCTTTTACAGTAAACTCGTTCACCACTATTGTCTTATTGTCTACATGCAATGGTGATCTCAAGGCGTAATACCATTTACTGCCTATTTTCCTGGTAAGAATGCCGTAGGCATTTGTCTCGTCTCTGTAGATTGCATCCCCTGCTTTCAGGTAATATTTCAAAGTATTTTCTCCGTAGTCTTTAATAAATATAAAACAAATAATTCCAAAAGTCAAGACTTTTTGTGAGATTTATTTTTTCCCAAAAGATTTAACCAACCAGGTATCGCTTCCCACATCCTAGACCCGTAAAACACTTTTACAAATTTATCTTCAGGCTCGTGATCATCCATGACAACGGCTACGAACATACTCTGAATCATCACGAGATCACCTGATTCAAATTTCATCCTGTCTTCTTCTTTTTCTTTCTCGCTTTCTTTAAGTCGCTTTCGGAGACATAGTATGACTTTTGAGAACCAAATGGCAGAATCCTATACACCTTTGCACCCTTGGAGGCTCTACGGATTGGCAGGGCGTCTGGTTCAAGAATTAAAGCGTGAGCGTTGTTTAATCTGGTGTATTCTCCGTTTTCATGCAAATAATGAGAATTGATTGAAACAGTGGAGCGAACCTGAACCACCTCACCCTTTTCGAATCTAGGTTCCTTAAAGTGCTCCTCTACTACCTTGAGAGCGTATTTGTTTTCACATAATTTGTTATAGTCTGTAGGTCCGAGAGCATTTCCTGTTAAGACTCGGTGGCACAAATTCTGAAAATAATATCCAGACGATCTGTAATACAGAGCCACGACCTTTGCGATCTCTGCACGCTCAGTATCCCAATTTTCGAGATATTTCTCTAGTTCCAGGCGGGCTTCAGGGGTATTCTTTTTTTCAACTCTTTCTAAAATATCCACCTGGGATTGGGATAGGGTGCGGCCTCCTGATGCTTGTACCCTGATGCTTTCTAAGAATCCTTTTTCCCAGTCCGATGCTTGCAAGTCTTTGTCGCCTAAAAGGTTGTCGATTCGTTTAAGCATTTTTTAGTGCTCCGGTTTTGTTGATTTTTTATATACTAAAACAATTTTTATCAAATGTCAAGACTTTTCTAAATCTTTTTCACCAGGGCAAATAAATTTTTCAGTACAATACTCCGAGAAGTTATGGTAACAATCTTTTCCGCCTTCTTCAGATTGTCTCTCTTCGCAATAACTCTCTTCATCTACATTACAATCGACAATCTTCTTGCAGGACTCGGGATTCTCCTCGGTCAAAGGACAGCCTTGTAGGAATAAGAAGAATAGCATCACTAAGTATTTCAATTTTTAATCCGTGTCGCCATCGAATCCATAAATATCGAACCCATAGTCTGAAAGTGGATCTGGGCTGTAGCCTTTGAATAGCGGGGCTGAGTTACTATTCGACTTACTTCTAACTTTGTTGCTCTTTTTACCATTTATTTTCACTTTCTTTTTAGCATTCTCTAATACTCTCTTTCTCAAAGAGCAAGCATTGTCATGATTCTCTATCATTGACAAAGCCTCAACAACGGGACCAGAAGGGTCGCCGTTCAAATAGACTCTCATCTTGGACCCATCAGACATGGTCAATACGGGGTCGCCGTCTCGGACCTTCTTATGTTCCACAAAATCTTTTGCAGTATGCGGGTGCATATAAGATAAGCTCTCATTATAATTGCGCTTCTTTCTTATCCTTGGCAGTGGAAATTTACCATTAGCATCCGAACCTATTCTCAATCTTTCTCCTGCAAAGAGAAATGAAATTGAAACAATCTTTTTTTTCATTGTGTAACCCTCTCTAGTGATGACAGCATCCTCCTTTTGCGAGCGCCGTCTCTAGTAAGTATGGTACAAAGCCTATCGGTGGAACAAAATAATTCGTATTCAGAAATGTGCAGCACTAAACCATATTGATATCTTTCTGAGCGATTCACGCACTTCGGATTCAGCTTGTATCTAACAAGCTCACCTTGCTTGAACATGTTCATCTATCATTCCTCTCTGTGAGACATACTCAATTCTGAGCAGTGTAGCCATAACGCTGGCTTCCTAACGAAAATCACCAGGACCATGAACCCAGCCTTGTCTATCGCTTGCCCGTATGTCTTGAGCCTTTTGCTCCAAACCATACAACTGGTCCTGACTTCCTCTTTCTTCATGGCGCGTAACTAACCACCATCGTTCGTACCCTGGATACAAAATCTCTATTTACCTCTGGCACTCTACCTGGATCCACTCTTTCTATCCACTCTTCTTTGAATTCGCCCCATTCACCCAAGCGGAGAAAATGAATCAGGTGCTTGCTATTATATTCGCTGGTTTTTAGGTAAATTCCTATCTCGTTTTTTGCGTTATGGTCGAATAAATCGTAATCAACCAAAATCTTTACTGCTTCGCCCCTGACCATAATTACCAAGCCTCCGGGTGCCAGTAGCCTGACACTGGGTCTTTGTTAATATCCTGTTCTCTCGAATATCTCTCGTTGTCCCTTATCGATTTTTTCTGTGAGTTTTTGACATAATTGTAGCCTTTCTTCTTCGTTATCCAAGCAGTACGATTCTGTGTCTTCCAGTACTTTCCTAATTGTAACAAAAAGTCTTTCAAAGTCATCCCTTGCCTCTCCAATTGATTTTGTGTCTAAATTATCCACTGTATATCCTTCCGAAAAACTAACATGAGTTTCCATCACCCATTGTATCCCTTTACCTCTTCTGATTTCCCTAGAATTCATTCGTCGATCTCACCTCGTTTGTGACCTCAAGTAAAATATCCGCCAAATCTATTGCAGAGTCCAGATCTAAATCATATCTATTTGGACCTATCATGATGGTGACTCCCGTACCAAACTCGGAAACTTCCACCAGAGTCATTTCCCCTTCGGGACTGAATAAGTGAGATTCTTGTCTCACGATTTTTTGATTAACTGTTTTTCTCATTTGTTGATGAAGTTATAATACAATTTATTCTCACTTTTTGCAAGAGTTTTTTTCAATTTCTGAAATCTTTATTAGTTTCCAATACTTAAAGGAAATTATGTTCCCCTCGTTCCAGCCGGAATCTATCCTTACGTTATATTTGTCGTTCCCCAGGATCCCAACAATCACTCCAGATACATTAGTCGGATTACCCATCGGATAATCGCGAATGAAGACCCTTTCGCCTTTCTCATAAAAGCTCATGAGACATGATATCACAAGTCAAAGTCTTCTTAAAATTTTTATTTTTTCCGATTTATCCATCACAGGCTTCAGAAACTTGTTGGTATATTCGATCTCTATCAGGATCTCATTATCTAATTCGTCGCCATATACTGCACTGGATATTCTAAACTTCTTGGATTCCCAGGCAGAGCTAATCTCCTGTACTCCACGACTTATGGCATAACACTCCCTACTGTAAAGCAAGTCCTCTATTATCGGGTCTTTCACTAAAACTTTCTTGCGTACAGGTCCGTACTTCACGGACAACGCTTCTGTGATGGACTTATATTTTTTTAAGCAGTTCGTTTCATTCAGCCCTCCAGGGCCGAGGACAAGTGTTGCTCTTGCAATCCTACCCGCCGCAAACTCTAGTGTGATTTCTGATTCCATCCCAGCTAAGTCCGACGTGCTTAAATAGGTTGCGCTTCCGTAGTGAAGGTCTCCGTACCAATATTTATAATTTTCTATTTCTGGTACGTCTGAAAGTTCCTTGTCCCATTCCAGACCCAGCGGGGAAAAAGATAATGACATCAGAATGGCTGTTAACATTGCTACCATCATAAGTAATTAAATGATAGCATACTTTTTTTACCTATTCAAGTGTTATTTTTGACAATCCGAGACAAGATAGCAGTATTTTGACTTATTTCCTGGCTCGAAACATTCGTCAGTGCATGTTTTTCCATGCAAATGGGATTCCGTATTCCAACAAACCCACTCTTCTCCGCAAGCAGCTTGTGCATCGTAAAAGGTAACCGTTTGTAATTCTTCTGTTTCTTTTTCTGTTTCTTTTTCTGTGACAATGTCTTCGTTTCCGCAACCAAACGCGATCACCAAAGACGTGATTATTATTAGGTACTTCATAGTGACCACTATATCATAAGTGGTATTTTTTTTTAAGGACCTAACTTCTTTTTGTGCTTTCTTTTGTGTCGTAGCCTTTCGATCTTCACCGCTTCCTTAATCTCCTCCATATCTCTCTGGAGTGTTTCCAATTCTGCGTTCATTTGCCGAACCTCTCTCAACAACTTCGAATTCTTTCTTGCTGACTTGGATACAGCGTCTACGGAGACGGAGTTAGACTCGGTGGTTTTTTGCATAACAATTAGTGCGACTCCGCCTAAAGCCAAAAGCAAAACAATTGCTACAACGTTCACTAGTTTTTCAAGATTCATTTGTTTTCTCCTCTACTTTATTTAATTATATACTGAGATGTCCGTAGGTTCAAGTTTCTTTTGTTGGACCCACACCCCACTTGGACCTGTACCATAATCTTTCATGGATGTAGTACATGGACGTCTTTGTAATTAGCTCTACTGCTGAAAAGGTGACACCCAGCGAAGGACTTCCCGTCAAGAACCACGCTATCAAAAAAGTGTCCAATGTACCCAGGCATCTCCAGGTTACTGCTTTTGCTAAATGTCTTTTTCTTTGAATCATAATTTACTCATGTTTGGTCAACCACTATTAAACTTCCATAATTTAGTGGACTTTCATCATAACAAGAATATCCGTAACTGTCAACAACTTTCTTAACAATATCTCTCATTTTTTGAGATTTTCCGGTGATTATTCTACAAGGGACCGCGCCCCAATTTAGAAAACTGCACACTTGCTCTTCGACGTCGGAATGCCTTGTTCTATGTAAGTCTAGTGTTTCGAGACTCACAGGAAATTGTCGCGGTCTTTATCTCTATTTGATTTGGTTTGTGAGGAAAAGCCTATCATAAGAACAGACACCAAAAGAAAGCAGTAAACAATGAAGACTATCCCCATTATCCATGCTGTAGTTATTAAATTCGAAGTAAACCATTCTTGCATTGTGTATTCCTAATCCTTCTTTTCCATATCTACTAGCTCTATTTCATCGTTATAAACCCACATGGAAAAACGATGTGATTGAAAATGTATCTTGTGATCACAACCTCCCCAGGGGTATTCTTGAGCTGCAATAACTAACCCCAGGGATCCGAGGGGCAAAATATCGTGCCCGCTAAATGCTGATACTTTTTTCTTTAGTCGGACCAAATCCCCTACTTTTCAATCTTTATAGTTTCCTCAATTCATGAATCCCCACAAACTTATACACGTTGTGAGTTTGCCAAAAAACCCTGGCGCGGCTAATCTCCTCGTTGACCGAAACTACAATTCCAACCAACTTTAATTCTGGACTTGCTTGATACTTTACCAAATCTCCAGGTCTAATGTCTTCTGCTCTTGGTGGGTCGGTTGCCATAGCTTCCCCTCTTCACCCTGGAGGCTCCCCTCGCTCTTCTCTTGTGAACCCTGGAGTGGGACCTCTTGTGAACCCTGGAGTGGGACCTCTTGTGAACCCTGGAGTGGGACCTCTTGTGCTTGATTTTCGCCCTTCTAGTGTTCGATCTAACTCTCTTGTGAGGTCGCCGCGATGGCTTACTGACTGTACTAGAGCGCGGGAGGTGAAGCCGGCGCGTGTTAGGGTGTTTTCTAAAGTGACGTCGTGGTCGAAGTCTTCTAACATTGCGGCGGTGACGACGGACAGACGGTCGGGCAACGGGTGTTCGATACCTGACATAATAATGGTAAGCTCCCCACCGGGAACGTGATGCGGGCGTGAGTGTCCAATAATCCACTATTGGTGACTCGACCTCATAATAGATGTCTCCTCGTGGAAGGTGCTTTACGTGGTCAACGTGTAAGACATGATGCGGTGCCGAAACCATCAGCATGTTTGTTCCATCCACGTAGCAACCTCCCGTTGCCACGCCGCCGAAACCAGCAACTACATATAAAATACAAGCCTGAATAGTAATCATCTTATTCTTCCTTTTCCTCTGTGGGCTTTGAAGCCTCTTTCAATTGACTCAAACAATTGTCAGCTTTAATCTTATGCCGACTAACAAGTGCTTTCATTGTGACGCAGTAATTGTGACTAGCAATACATTGTTTTGGAATATTGTGCTCCTCAATGACATTGGTGATATTGTCCTTATAAGAGTGAACATATCCAAGTAAATAGAATAGTGAACCCACTACAGCGACAAACATTACTCTCCTAATGAACCCCTTTTCTTTCACTTCCAATTTGATTTCACCCCTTTATTTAATAAGTATCTCACAAAAAAACATTTTTTGCAAGCTAAAAAATCATTTGTTTTCAGAATCTATTCTTATCAGCCAATTTTCTGAGACCCATCCCTTGGAAGCTCCCACTCTTGTCCCCGTTATTCTCTTCTTGAAATAATCTTCATGGTCAGTACCGGGGACCATATAAATTAACGCTTTTCTTCTTATTTCTTTGGGATTCTCATCGAACGAAAGTATCACCCCAATCCACGACTTTCCATGCAATATATGGTAAACAAGGTCGCCAATCTTCAAATTACTTTCTTTGCTCCACGTCAACTTTCTTTAGTTCCTCTAATTTGTTTGCTGCCAAATTGGCTACAATACCAAAAGCGACTAAACTTATGATCCATAAAACAAGAATAACTCTAAAAAACTTATCGTTCACTGTCAACAACTTCGCTAGTTTCCGGTGAGTCTGATTGCTTGGATCTCTTCTCCTCCTCAATCATTTTCCTTTTTGTAAAAAGCAAGGCAGTGAAGAGTGCTGCCAACAAGTGCAATTTCCAATTAACACGGAAACTCTCAATCAATCTCTTCATAAGAAGTAATCCTCACTATAGTACTTATCTTTGATATATATTTCTGAGTCACATCGGAACGATTTCTACTTCTCGACTCAGCAATGAGAGATTTTAGTTTTCTAAAACACTTTTCTGCATTTATATAAAATTCCATCGCCTCAAAAAGTGCCCCAACGGAACACCTAACAAATGACCTTCCTTTGCTGCTAAAAGCCACCATGTTATTCATTGAGTTTCGAAATTTTATTTCCACTTCGACTTCGGCATCGCTGCCAGAAGCAGTCTTGGTCCCCCAGTCTGGAAAAACTCCAAACCCCTCAAAGGTAATGCTTCCCAATGACGGGTGCCTTTCCCTGTAGTGGTGTAGTAGAGATCCCCACAGAGCGTCCATGATGCCGTGGCCCAAGCCTCGGATAACTGTATCTTTTTTGCGACCCTCGGAGAACACACAGCAAATCTCTGTTCCTTCTGTTTTGTAATTTTCTACCACCTCAATACTTTTTACCTCAAGTGCCGAGTATTCCTTCTTGAGAAAATCTCTTATTAGTTCTGATACTGACTCTCTTTCCAGTTCTTCAACCGTTTTTTTGCGCATTATTCTATTCTTTCTACTGAAGAAGAGACTTTGAAGATCTTCTCGACCCCCTTCAGTCTTCTAATATCCCTCAAGATGGAAGCCTTGGCGTCTTCTGGGGCGCGGATGCTCCCTGGAGTGCTTGGTATGAATTTGACCGACAGACCGGCTATATGCCTGCTTTCTGATACTCTCCTGTTTGATACCACGACAGTAACAATGGTGACGCTCGGTATAGCTCTTGCTTCTGCGAGCATGTCCTCAAGCCCTCGATCTTCGGTAATCGAGTATCCTATCATACAATAAAACTTGTAAATACCCATCTGTCTGGATCTAGTCTGGTCTTCGCCAAGGTATGAGGCTATCTCATTGTCCAGATCAAAAGACTCGTTTAAAGATGAGGCTTGCGGAAGCGGGAGATCTTCGGGCAATTTCCCAGCTTGCTTTAGGACATCATATAGATTACCAAGTGCTTGAAGAAGTGCTTCATCCGAAACATTGCCTAGCTTCCAGTCATCAACAAAAGACAGGTAGTGTCTCACAGTCCTGTCCGTTTCTCTCTCTCCAGAAGCAATCTTTAAAAGAGCCTTTGTAGAATCAGTGAGCATGTCCAACCTTGCTTGCGCCTCATCTCTTATGTTTTGCCGCACACTCTGGAATGTGTCTCCGACCGCTGCTTGAACTTTGGAAAAATTATTGTCGATAAATCTTACCACCTCCAGCGTAGCATCTATCGCTTCCTGGGATACTGCTGTATCATCTATACCTATTGTCACATAAGCCTGCAAGTCATTTTGCAAAGACTCTGCGCCTGAACGGTTGCCCACGAGCATGACCTTTAACAATTTAGGCATAGTAAGCTGTTTTACTACCTTCGGGGGCAAGTCAGATATTGGCAATTCCAACTGCTTATTGAGATATACTAAGATCCTCTGTTGAAGGGCTCCCAACCTTGACACTACAGCGTTGGTGAGTCTTTGACTGTGGGATATCATTGCAGGTCCTCTAACCTGGAGACCACTGGCTTTCCCTGCGTTCTGCACCACCTTCAAATCAGTAAGTCTATCAATTGCAGAAGACTTTATGCCAGTCAATCTAAATGTGTCTGATTTAAACTCAATAAGTTCATCACCGTAATCAAGATCTTGATCCCAGGTAAAGTTTTTTAACTGGCTGCCGACATCTTCCATCTTGTCTGCTAAATCCAAGAATGCGCCCTGTGCTATGTAACCTTCATTTTGCAGGAACCTCTCAATTACAGACTTTGCAGCGTCATATTTACTGTCCCACTCCAATAATTCATCAAGAAAACTCTCGTAACCATCAGGGTTGGGCTCGTAACCTTCCGTTGACATATCCAGCCTGAAGCTAGTAACGCCGCTATAATCGGATATATCAACCTCTTCTGCGTAAATGCTTGCGTTGTTGTCCAATGCTTCTCGCACCTCTTCGGACAGATTGTGTAACGCTCTCCATTCAGATGGAAGCGGATACTTGCCATCTTCAAACTTTTCATTTGGAATTTCAATAGTCATACCGCCGTTAAAATAAAAGTACTCTGCATCCACATCGTAGCTGGAGTAGGCATTTTGCATTTGCGAATGGTATTGTCGCTCTAGTTCCTCTGCCTTTTCTGTAAAAGCTTCCGTTGGGTCGGGAGGACTATCCATCATACTTTGATAGCCGGCATCCATGATACCAGATAATACGGAATCGATCTCTTCCTGCTCCTCTTCGTCAAGATCATCGTAAGGGTTCTGCCCAGTTCTAGAATGATTTAAAGCAATCGCTCTTCTCACCTCGACGTAGGCAAGCTGATCGTCAGTGGCGTCGTATGCTTCTTCAAAATCCCCTTCTTGGTCGAACACCAAGGCTATCTTATGATTTTCGTCATCTGGAGGGATATTATCCAACCTTAACATAATAAACCCTTTGCCGTCTTGAGTGTACTGATTAAAATAGTTTCGGGCCTGAGTGGCAGAGATGCACCATCTTGTGTTCTTTCCGTAATAGCATGATGCGTTCTCATCAAATGGTCTTACACCAAGGATGTCGTTGTTATCATAGACGATCTCGGACCCTTCAATGGCTTCTTCCTTTTCTTTGGCTTTCTTTTCCTTGCCACTCGGAGCTAATTTCTCGATAGCTTGCTGAAGCTGGGCTGCATTATACTTGTAGATGTCTTTCTCTTCCATCCGTTGTTGATTTTGTTGGAATTTTGTGATGAGATCCATAATCTCTTCACCAATTTGCAAAACATCAGCACTATTTTTAATCTCTTCGGCGTTGTCACCTTCAAAGGCAATATTTACCTCTCTCGCCCAATACATCAAGTATTTGGATACGCCCTTCGGACCTAGAGTATTCTCTATTTGTCTGCGAGCCCAGTTAATCCAGCCTGACTCGTCAAGTACCTTGTACTTTGCTTTTACATCCTTGACCCTTGCCTCCAGTAGCATGGCGGGGTCTTGATCTTCTTTTAGAAATTGTTTCCATTTGGCATGAAAATTTGACATAAACTTATTATACCTCACTTTTAGTAATTAGTAAAAATAAAACAAAAGGTACCCATTTGAGTACCAGTCAAGCGTAAATCTGAATTAAAATTATCACAATCGAAAGAACGAGGCAAGATATGGTTTTGATTGTAAACATGCTCTCACCCAAGCAAAAATAAGTCAACAAAGGAAAGACTAAGAAACCAGTGCCCGATCCTATAAACCTTGCCGTCCATACTGAGTCCGTAGAAGTCGAAATCATTCTCCAAGCATACCAGAAGACTATACTTGTTGGCAAGCCAAACACAAGCGCAGAAACAATAGGTCTACCTTCCCACCACTTCCACATAAACTGAGAGTTAAGCTGAAACCAGCCGAGTATCTGTCCGAGTGCAAAAACCAGACAACCCAACAATATACCGGAAGTGGAGCCCATCAGTGGAGCTTAACGCTTATGTTACTCTTGGTGAGTTCATAATTGAGGTCCGAGATAGCCACCGTCATCCTTACAATGGAGAGTACATGTTTTGCTGTTGCTCGAAATAGAGCTGTGTCTGGGACTTCATGTATCTGTGCAAAGTTCTTCTCCAAATAAGACTCAAATGCCGCGCTCATAGCGAACAATTCACACAAACACTGTAAAGTCTCTGGTCCTACCACTTTTTCTCTGGTGTAGTGCATTTCCAATAGACTGTCAGCCTTTGCTCTGGATTGTGACGCAATCTTGAAAAATTCCTTTACCTCTGCAACTTTCAAGTCCTTATGGTCACTTGGTGGCTGATTGGGTGGTTGATTAGACAACTGTTTTTCCCTTTCCCCAGAACAATTTACTTTTCCTGTCCTCGACAACAAATAGTACAGAAATACACTTCTCTCCACGACGCTCAATCAGCTTAGAATTATAGTACTCTAGCTTTCCGTATTTTGGCTTAGGTTGACGTTTCGCATACTTCTTTCTTGGTGGGGGCTGGTTCAGGAATTCGATACATTTTCTTGTTATTTCTTCGATGGACTCCTGATCCAGGCAATCATCGTCTTCTGGCTTTATATACGCTGCGACTACCCACTTCTTTGATCCGAAATCCTTCACATCCCAGAAGCAGCTCCCGTGATACCTCCCATAACGTTGACTACGACTGTTTTCCTCTATTTCAACCGAGGTGCCGATAGATGGTAGTGGCAGTAGTTTACAAACTATCATTTCAAATACTCCATAAGGTCGGAGTACCCGCCAATAAGTTTTGTTTTGCCAGAAAACTTATTATTCTCTACAATAATTGGCACTGTTTCTTTCTCATAGAATTCCTTCGCCTCAATTATAGCTTGTGGATCTTCAGCAAAATCAAAGAAAATACTCTCCTTTCCCATCTCATCCAAAAGGTCGATAGCCTTCCTACAGTATGGACAAGTATTTCTGCCATAAATTATGTACCTGTTTATATGACTAACCATTTAAAAGAACCCTTCCATCGAAGAGCTTGTTCTCTAGTTCCTTCATTGATCCGACGACAATGATGTCTTCCTTTTCCATGGAAAGTAAACAGAAATCACAATGATTCGACGCTAATCCCAAAACGCTAGATTCAGAAAGCATCTGTAGCTCTGGCGAAGAATTCCTTATATACCTGATGTGCTCCGGATTTATGTAAACATCCCTAACTTTATATCTCTGGTGAGGATTTGTGCTGGAGATATGTCTATACACCTCTTTTAACTTTATCATTCTTCTTGCATCTCCTGCTGTGTCATTAAGTTTAAGTACCCTGCAAGCATAGTTTCACAATCGCCTATCATTATATCCGTGTCAGCAAACAGTAATCTCAATTCTTCAATTTTCCTTAAACATTTTTCAATTGCATCATCCTTAGAGTCCTTTAAGCTGGCGGCTATTTCAACCATTTGGTCTACATTTTTCTGTACTTGCTCAAGTAACGGGTCCGCCTTCTCTGGGACTTTTTCTAAATCCACTGTATAAGTTATTTTTACTTTCATAATATCACCCACTTAGTATAGCTCTTGAGAGCTTGGTTTCTGTGTCTTACCCACGCGGACATGTCCACGTCTAGAGAGAGCCTGTCAATAAGTGTTTCGCCCTCTTCCCATGCGAGAACCTCTTCTCTCAGGACATCAATTCTGTGGTTGATGTTTCTCTTTTTTGAGTTATAGTCTGCCACCACCATACACGGGAACCTTTGAGGCCAGAATCTCTTCTTGTTCCTTATGATCACATGCCCCGCTTCGTGAAGAAGACTGCTGAGTCTGCTCTTGAAATTTTGTCTTGAATTTATCTCTATCCTTGAAATTCCATGGTAATAAGAGTCGGCGTAATCACGATCATACTCCACCTCTACCCCATATTCGTTATAAAGAAAGCTTTCTATGATGCTAATCTGTCTTTTTACTGACACAAGAGTCCTTTCAGGTTATTTGTTTCAACACGAATGCACTGACCAGACCAACGACTGTGGTAAAAAGGGTCCATATCATCTTAGATGAAGTCCCCTGCCAAGCTTCTAGGGCTCTTAGTCTTGCGTACAATCCTTCATCAGGATTATAAACTGCTTCCTTTATCTTTCCCACGTCTTCTGCCATCTCGTCCTGCTTGTCTTTGACCGCTTCTATTGTGAGGCATAATTTATCAAGTGTTCTAAGTAGATCTGAGTTTTCTTTCTCTGACATCTGGTCATCCCTCCGTCGTGGTTGCAACAATAATAACTAGTAGCTCAAGAGCACAAGGTCATTCAATAATCGCATAATTGGTAGTTATTAGTGTGCCAGCTACCGAGGCTGCATTTTGAAGTGCGCAGCGTGTGACTTTTACCGGGTCGATGATCCCCACATCCATCAAATTAACAACACAGCCTGTAGTGAAATCAATTCCCATGCTCCCGACTGTGTCAGTTCGCTCCATCTTTCCAAGAATGTCTTTAAAATCTAATCCTGAATTTTCTGACATCACTCTCAATGGGGAACACAGAGCTTCCCTTACAATCTCACACCCCCTCTCTTGATCAGGATTATCTGCTGTGATCTTTAATTCTTTTGCAATTTTATACAGAACAGATCCGCCGCCTGGTACCACTCCCTCTTGCTGGGCTGATCGGACTGCTTCTAATGCGTCTTCAATTCTGTGCTTCTTTTCGATCATCTCTATCTTGGTTGCCGCACCTACTCGAACAATGGCGATGCCGGATGCCAGTCTAGTGATTCTATCCTGAATTTGTTCGCACTCATACAAAGAGTCGTTAGCCCCAAGATCCTCTTTCAGTAAATTTATTCTCTCATCGACAGATTTCATATCACCGCCGCCGTCTACGATGGTTGTAAGTCCCTTAGAAACTTCAATGGTTCGTGCAGTTCCAAAATCTTTCAAAGAGACGTTCTTGACATTATCTCCGGCAGATTTTCTAAAGTATTTTCCTCCAGTGGCAACTGCCAAGTCAGACATTATATTTCTGCGACCTTCGCCGTAGCTTGGAGCCTTTACAGCTACGACCTTCATTGATCCTCTAACCGTATTCATGATCAGGGCAGCTAAAGCTTGTCCTTGAATGTCGTCAGACACTATCAGTAGCGGCTTCGCCTCTCTTGCTGCAATTTCCAAAGCTGGCAAGATCTGGTCAACGTGTTCGATCCTTTCGTCACTAATCATCATTAGCACGTCTTCGTGACGGGTGATTGCTCTTCTTTCGTCAGTGATAAAGGCAGACGCGGCGAATCCAGATTCGAACCTAAAGCCCTCTACGAGATCTAGGGTTGTGTCAATAGAGTTTGCTTCCTCGATTGTGATAGCTCCGTCCTTACCGACCTTGTCAACCGCTAGGGCGATTAGGTCACCGATGCCATTATCATTGTTGGCAGAAATGGAAGCAATGTGGGAGATATCCTCTGAACTTGATACCGGCCGGGACCGCTCCTTTAGAGATGAGACCACCTCCACGACAGCCTTGTCGATTCCCCTCTTTAATTCCGTAGGGCTTGCGCCGTCTTCGATATAACTCCAAGCTCCCTCGAAGATGGCACGAGTCAGAACAGTGGACGTAGTAGTTCCGTCACCAGCATCCACGTTCGTCTTTCCGGACGCCTGCTTGACAACTTGCGCTCCTGCGTTCTCAACTGGATCCTCAAGGTCTACGAACCTTGCTACGGTGACTCCATCCTTCGTAATGATCGGCATCTTGCCCTTCTCCTGAAGGATCACGTTCCTGCCCCTGGGTCCCAACGTAGACGCCACGTTGTCTGCCAGCTTGTTGACTCCTGATAAAATTTTATTGTGTAATTCTTCGTTTGACGAAAAGTGCTTCGACATCAAGTCCTCTCTTTCTTTGAAATTCTTTTAATAATATAATACACTCACACAGAAATGTCAAGAAGATTTTTCTATTTTTTCTGCGGCGGCTTTAGTTTTCTCTGCCCTACTCTTAGCCTTTCCGGCTTGAGCCTTGGTTTGTTTGTCATCTCTGGCGACATACATCAGGTTGTCAACCTGCTCAACTAATGACTGGAGTTCTGCTAAAAGATTATTGAATTTTTGATTTAGGGCTTCCATAATACCTTGAGCTACCTGTTCGGTTCCAGACAGGTCTATGCTACCTGCCAGACGTAAATTAAAGTCCTTATATTGCCTAATGGAACCGTAGAATGATCCCTTGCGAGATTCCAGGTCAGCGCCCTTTGCCATTGGAAGGTTTACAACGTTATCCCTATTGACATCAAAAAGCATAAAGTTAACGGTCTTGTCGCTAGACATGTCCGGCTTTAGACAAACCAAATAAGTGATAGACTCCATCGAGTCCAAAGACTCCATCAACTTAGACAGGGCACCCTTAACTATCGGCTTCTTCTTTGAGATAAACTTTGCAGAGATTTGGGAATTGGGAAACTCCACATCGACAATGCCCTCCGTAGAAGCAGCGTCCACCTTTCCGCCGAAAATGAGAGCCAAGAACCTCTCAAATGTGTATCCAGCAGAAACAGCCAAGTCTGATTTAACAAGATTATACAAAACTCTCAGGACTTGGATCCTGCTAATTGCCATAGAGTGATCAGCTACGTCGACAGGCGCACTCAAAAGGGACTGCATTGCTGTTGAAAATTTCTCTATTTGGTTAATGTCCCTAGGAAGATTAAGTGCTCGTACCACCTTCATAAACCTCTCAAAGGATGATTTATTTAGGGCGTCTGCCTCATCTGATATCCAGCTACTATCAATTTGAAAATCTGGCATCTTCAGGGTTACTTCCCTGGGCAAGTCTTTACTTTGCTCAACGAAGACCACCGGACTACTAAGAGCTTCCTCTATTAGATCAAACAAAAGCTCCTGGGAATTCAGTTTACCTTCGTATAAACTTGCCAAATCATCAAAACCAGACATCAAACTTCTCCTTTTCTATAATTAGTATTACACAATCTCATCGGCTATGCCAAATTCCACAGCTTCTTCCGCCGAAAGATATACATCTACTTGTCTTTTCAGCATCTTTTTTAACTTGGTTACCGTGAGGTTTGTCTCTCTAGCGAGGCACCTCAAGTATTGCTCTTGCATCCACTTGATCTCCTCTATTTCATTCTCCATGCTGGTCAAGGAGCCTCCGAAGGCACCCAATACACCATGTATCATGACTCTACAGTTTGAGCCAATCTTCCTCTTCCCTTTTGTTCCTGCTGCCAGGATTAAAACCCCAGCTGACATGACCTTCCCGACGCCGAAAGTGCTGATGTCACAGCTATTCCTTACGTGCCGCATAGTATCATATACTGCAAACATTTCCGAGGCGCTTCCACCCCTTGTTGAGATTAAAATGTCTATCGGCTTACTGACAGTCCTAACCTCCGACTCTGGGTCGGATGGGTCCACATATTCTAATCTTTGAGAGTTATTTCCTAGGTATAGGATCGCTGTAACTGCGTCAGCGCAGACCTTCTCATTGATGTCTCCGTAGAGTGTTAATGATCTCAATTCCTCCTGTTGGGGGCTGTCGATGTTGTTTATGATAACAATTTGCTTGTCATCCACCAACTCTTCATCATTTTTTAAATCTTCTTTTCCCATTTATAATCCTCGTTTTTCCAGTTCTAGAGTTAAGTTCCTGTACTGGAAACGGTAGTGTCTTAGCATACTCGATCCAGGACTTTTTATCTTCGAACGCCCGTCGAAGCAACATAATAGTATTTTCTGTTTGTGGGTCGAAACCCTCTCCCGTCTGCTCCCAACCTTTAGCTTGTTTGTAGAATTTGTTTATTTCCCTCTTTCCTTTCAGAGCCACTTGCATCGTGTATAAAAGCTTTTCTTCATTTTCCAACTTGGTCCCCCAAGCTACCACATTAATGTTCATTGAGTATCCTCCTCTTCTAGTTCCTTTGCTATTTTCTCCAATGATACAGTCTCCCACACATAGTGTGGAATATGTTTTAAATACCTCTCTGGAGTAGATATGGCCACGGTGGTAAAAATTGTCTCTTTCCATTGAGACAAGAACATTTTATCATCATCACAGATCTTTGTCAAGAGATCATCTGGGATTGCTGTTGCTTTTAAGTTTGCATGTTTTATGTCTATAGACTTCCTAAGATCATCGTCCATTGCCGAGATGACCTTGGTAACCCATTTCAGGGTACTCACTACGATTGCTCTCTCCAGCCTCATAGCGAGTAGGAATGAGAAAAGGCGATAACAGAGTGCGCCGGCGGCGAACCATAAAAAGTAAGTTAACATATTTTATATATTATATTAATTTTGGAGAGATGTCAATGATAAAATAAAAAAGATCTTTACTTCTTGCTTATTCTTCTAGCGATAGCTTCCTTGAGAATCCTCTTGGTCACTCTATCAGTCACATTGTTGATAACCTCTTCGAGCTTTTCTTCGTCAATGTCGACTTCCATAAGTTCCTCGGGCTCCTCTTCGACACCCAAATCTTCGCCCTCTGGCTCCAATTCTGGTTCTGGCATCAGAGAGTCCTCTTCTGGTGCGTCTCCACCGGAAGCGTCCAGGATTTTCTGAAGCGTTTCTATTGCAACTCGAAGATTTTCAACTTCTTCCGATGCTATGGAAACTTCCGCCTCGATTTCGCCTTCGGGCTCTTCAGCGTCTAGATCCATTTCTGGCTCTGCGTCCATTGGAGGCTCGTCTAGCGCAGGCTCAGGGACTTCTTCCTCATCCCGAAGTGCTTCTAATTCGTTAATCCCTGATTCATTAACACTGTTCTCTTCCTCTTCGAGAGTGTCAGTGTCTTCAGAGACTTCAGCTTCTTCAACCACCTCTTCTTCTTCTTCCTCCTGAAGGAAGTTTGCGGTTTCGCTGAGTGGTGCGAGGCTGGCTAGCTTCATGAAGCGACGTATCGTGGATTCTTGTAGTAAGTTTTTCTTGCTCATTTTGGTTCTCCTAAGCGATTATGTAGAAAGAAAGATTGTATTTCAGAAGTAAATAGTACAGAAGGATACAAAAAAGATGTTTTTATATCCTTTTTGACAATTTCTCTATTGCCATCTTCTCTATTTGTCTGATTCTAACAAAACTTAATCCAAGTCGTTCTCCGGTTTCCATCAAAGTTAAACCGCCCTTCTTTTCGTTAATAGAAATTAAGCAACAATTCATCTCATCCTCGTAGTCTATCCACTTTCTGCAAGACTTCTCACTACATGGCTTTTGAGTCCTTCTGCACTTTATCGCACACTCTGTTAATCCGTATTCCTCACTCATAGGTCTGGAAGCTCCTTTGCTATCATATCAAACAATTCTTTTGTTTCCTTTTCATCTAAATTAAAAAGATCTCTCAAGTTTTCACCTTCCTTTAGTAATTTCTGTGTTTTCTTAATTCTTCTTTGCCCCTGATTAGAGACATCGATTTTAACATCTGTAATAAAATCAACAATTCTTGCATCATTTTGTAAATATCCTGTAATCATAGCTTGAAAAAATTGTATTTGAGTTAAGCCATCATGCCTTAGTCTTACACGCAGATCTGCATGACGCTTATCCGAGTCCTGAAAGACTATTCTCTTTCCTTCCTGGCCATATTTGTACTTTTCAGGCATTTAAAATGTGTGTACTACTTTCGACCATGGAGGCATTAGTTTGTCTAATAAACTCAGCCCTCATTTGCATCTCCTTCATGTTTCTGGCTCCAGTATATGAAAAGCCACTTCTGATGTTCTGTTCGATTTCCGTCAAGATGTTCCACACGGGTCCCTTGTATGGTATTGTTGTCGAAACTCCCTCTAGAGACCTCGCTTCACCTCTCCAGGCGACCTGAGCTTCTACAGAAGCCATCCCCCTGTATACTTTGTATTTCTTGTTCTCCGCCGAAACGAACACCTGCCCAGGAGTTTCATCTGTGCCCGCTAACATCGAACCCAACATGACGAAATCAGCTCCAGCAGCCAGAGCCTTCACCATATCTCCTGCCTTCTTTATACCGCCATCCGCTATAATACTGGCGTCAGAATCAACATCCCTACAATCCAGAACCGATTGGAATGTTGGCATACCATGACCTGTTTGAATCCTAGTGGAGCATATAGACCCTCCGCCGATGCCGACCCTTACTGCGTCGGCACCCCAGTCCGACAGGTCCTTGAAGCCCTCTGGTGTAGCAACGTTTCCTGCTATGATTGCTATCTCCTCTCCGTAAGTATCCCTTAGATACTTCAAGGCAGCCTCCGTCATCGAATGGTGCCCGTGCGCTACATCGACGCAAACAGTCGTAAGTCCACTCTCTCGCAGTTTAGCCACTCGCTCTTTAAAGTCTCCAGATACTCCCACTGCTGCTGCGGTGGCGATACCCGGTGTCAACATTTTGCATTGATCCTCTATCGAACAATACCTGTGAACAATGCCGAGTCCGCCCTTCTCGCTCATAGTTATCGCCATGACGGATTCAGTTACCGTATCCATCGGACTGGAAATTATTGGCAATTCATATTTTTTGCCTGCTATCGATGAGGACAGGGAAATTTCTGAACGACTGTTGATGTCACTCTTTTTTGGCAAAAGCAACACATCATCGAAACTTAGTGATTCTTTAAACATTTATCTCCTCCATCTGTTTCTGTAGATCTTTTAGCATATCGTTGGCGTCCTGCCAGCACTCATCGCAATAAAGGTTTACCCTTTGCTCCTTTTCTCTAACTGCCACGCGCCAGGATTGGACCTGCTTTTTGTCCTTCTTATCAAAATCCTTTTCACACATTGTGCATTGGTCAGGAATCTTGCCAAAGAGTGCGACCTTTTCCTTGAGGTCCTTGTTTGCCTCCTTTTTCTTTTTTCTTTGCAGCTTTCTACTAGCAGAAGACATTACAAAACTCCTGTAGACCCGAAACCGCCTGCGCCTCTGGGTGTATGGTATCCGTAAATGTCACCCTTTTCAACCTCTACGAGGACTGGGCTTTCAATCCTGACAAAGACACCCTGAGCCGTTTTCTGACCCACCTTGATCGTCTGAGTTTCGGAACCGACGTTATGAAGGTTAATAAATATTTCCCCATCGTATCCTCGATCTACTACGCAGGCTCCTGTGATTAGGCTTCTCCTGCTTGCAATTCCAGACTTGTTCATTATTTGAAGCATACAGCCCTCCGGCACTTCAACCTTCATTCCCGTCTCAAGCACTGCGGACTGACCGGGTTCGATACATACATCCCTATCGTCTTCGGGGCAGAAAAAGAAATCCATTCCCGCATCTGAGTCGTGTGCCCTCTCTGGCAATTTTGCATCGTTTCTGATTTTATAAACTTTCGCTTTCATGATTTCTCCTATCCTAGCATCTTAAAATTTGAACTCATTCTTCTGGTGCTGAAGCCCCATTGTGGATTCCAATCCAACTTCATCATATAAGGTCTGTTGACTCTTACTATATCCTTTTCTGGTCTAACTCCCCAGCACCTTATTGTGTTTGTTTCATTGTTTTCATCAATGACTCTCACAATATAATAATCCTTTCCGGTCTTCGTTTTCTTCCTTATTACTTCTCTCGGAATGCACCACACAACACCACCCAGCTCGGAGTCGTACTCGCTGATAGGAGGCACCATGTACTTGTCCAGGCTTCTCCTTATGTTTTCTGCCATCACCAAGTCAAAGGGAAACACACCAGTGAGATCTATCTTATACTGAATTACTTCTTCTTCTGTGAAGTCCCCTTCCAGTGCATACTTCTCTATATTTTCGCTCAAGTTCTTTTCTTTGCGAGGACGGTCAACGGCGATGGCAGACCAGAAGTGCTTACGACCAGTGAACCGGGAGTCGATTAGACAGTCTATCGCCCCTGATCTGCAAAGAACGTCAAGTGCCTTCTTGTTTAACTTAGAGTAAATTATGTTTTCATTAAATAAGAAGTCTTCAACAGTATTGAACGGTCTATTCCTGGTGACCTGCTCAATAGCCTTTTCACCCAAACCCTTCACTGAAGTGAGCGGCTGGATGAGTGTATTGGAATCTTCCGAGATCTCCCAGACCATACCGGATGTATTTATGTTGAGAGGGTGAATGTCGTACCCCAAAGACTTTGCAATATTTATTGCCTTTTCCTTTCTCGTTTCCGGCTCCTTGTCCAAAAAAGCGGCAATCCACTCTGAAGGATAGTAATTCAACAGCCAAGCACATTGAAACGATAAAATGCAATAAGAAACCGCGTGGGACTTGTTAAACCCATAGCCTGAGAAATACTCAAAAGTCTCCCAAAGCTCTCTCGCTTCATGGTCCTTCATGCCTTTCTCTAGGCAACCTCTCTTAAACTTGTCGAAGATCTTGTCTTTCTCTTCTTGTACTTCTCCGGTGCCTTTCTTTGTTAACAGCTTTCTTAGCTTGTTTCCCTCATCCAGGGACAAATCCTTCCCCAGCTTATGAGCCAGCATAGCAATTTGCTCCTGGAAAATAAGAAAACCATATGTCTCTTTTGTTACGCCCCTCACATACGAATTGATGTACTTCACGCTTTCAGGATCATTCTTTGCCGATATAAACTTCTTGTCTACATTAGCGCCCAAAGGTCCAGGTCTATAAATACTCGTTATGGCAGACAATTCAATTAAATTATTTGGCTTAACATTTTTGCAAAACTTTTGTGCGCCATCCTCAGTAAACTGAAAAATCCCTGCCCACTTACCGTCGTGAAAAACGTTCTCCCAAACCTTAGTATCTGAAAAATCTAGTCTATCCGGGTGGAGGTTGTTTTCATAGAAACTTCTCACGTCTTCGAACGTTGGGTCCTTCACCCCTTTATGCCTAATAAGTATGTGCCTAATCGCGCCTTCGATCATTCTCAAGGAAGCGAGACCAAGCAAGTCAAACTTAATAAAGCCCATTGGCTCAAGTTGGCGAACGTTTTGTCCCTCGCTCCAGGGTGTTTGCCTGATTCCACCAGAAGCGATGATCGGCATCCACTCGTTCAAATTCTCTCCCACCACGACGCCGCCGGCATGGCGCGAACAGGACCGTACCTGACCGTAAAGAGCCTCTACATGTGTCTTTATATGTGGATACTTCTTTAAGAAATTCTTCAGAGAGTCGGAATACTCCATCACCTCGTCAAATGTTGGATTATAGACACCAGAGGTAATACCGTGCTTCTTTTTTGCCAATGGTGTCGCTTCGTAAATCATCTTACTAGTCACAGTATTCACTTCTGTGAAGGGCACGTCATAGAACTTTGAAATATCCTTAATAAGGGACCTCAATTGCAACGTGTTCCAGTTCGAAATGGGGACAACTGTGTTCTCTCCCCACTCCTTAATAAGTTCTTCTTTCAATTGCATGGGTTCTGCTGTATCAAAATCAATGTCTGGGTAGCCAGATCCAGTCTTAGTCAAGAACCTCTCAAATTGCAAACCGTACTTAATGGGATCAACCTGGGTGATACCTAGAGCATATGATACAAGAGACCCTGCTGCGGAGCCTCGGCCGGCTCCTACCAATTGTGTCTGCTTCGCCCTATCTGCAATTGCCTTCATTGTGAGAAAATATTTACTAAACCCTCTCGACTCAATGATCTCGATCTCCAATGCGGCGCGGTCCAAATATACTTGATTCGCAGACAAGCCAAGCTCTCTCAAGCCTTCTGATGTCAATTTCTGTAGAGCTTCCCCCTCTGTCGTATCTTGCGGGACTACGAAATCAGGAAGCCTTACCGTATTATCCGGATAAAAGGACTCAATGCGCTCATGAGCAATTCTGTGTGTTTCCGTGATAGACTGGTGGATGAGCCCGTCGTCATATTCTGCGTCACAAAGTTTAGAATATTCCTTATAAGATTTCCACATTTCATCGCCATTTTTGGGATACAGTTCGTACCCTATCTCTTCAACATCAATTGGCAACTCGTTACTCATCCACTCTGGGCGCTTGCCAAGCCAGCCCAGGCGCTTATATAGCTCTCGGTCTTTCCAAGCCGTTGGGTTCGGATAATGACTATCTGCTGTTGAGATTAGGGGCAAACCAAACTCATGATGCATCTGGATTATACACCTGTTTAATTCGTGCTGTTCTGGAACATTGTTCCATTGCAATTCACCGTACCACCTGTCTCCAAAGATTGATTGCATCTTGTGTGTTGTTCTTCTAAAAGCCGCGAGAACGGCGTCCTCGCCGTTGTCTCGGTTCTCCCAATAGCACCCTGCATAGACACCCCCAAGACACGCTGAAGACGCTATAATGCCCTCGTTATGCCTCTTTAGGAGTGCATAATCAACCCTAGGGTATCGGTAGAAGTGATTCTTATCATAGCTAGAGGATATCAGCTTGAATATGTTTTTCAAACCTTTCTGATTCTGTGCGAGAAGAATAAGGTGCCGTCTTCTGTTCAGAATATTCTTCATCGCTTTCTTAGACTCTTCGTTCTCCACAGTCGTACCAGACTGGGAATTGTCCAACTTTTTATTCTTCTTATCCTGTAAAGCCTTTTCGTATTCTTTTCTCCAATTCGCAATGGAGGGGAGGAAATAAGCCTCTACACCATAAATTGGTTTAAAGCTTTTACCGTCTGCTTGCATCTTCTTTGCGTGGAGCACCTGATATGCTAAACCGTTTGCATTGCCATGATCTGTCAGTGCTAATGCGTCCATTCCGTTTTGGTATGCAAAGTCCATATGCTCCTGTGGATAACCCAGGGCATCAAATATGCTCCCGGCGACCGAGTGTGCATGGAGACCTACAAAAGGGATCGACGTTTCAATTCTGGATTTGTTCAATTACATCCTCCAAATCAGCCTTGATGGCGGTTAAATCCTCTCTAACCGACGAACTAGCGAGCGTAGAAAAGTAGAACTCATCTACAAACGATTTTTGGTCATTCGTTAAATCCTCGTATTTATCTGGCATAGATGCCGACTCCTTGATATACCAAGGAACGTTTTGATATACCTTAAAAACCCTCTCACTCATTCGCTCTCCTCCTGTACTAATTTTTTATATTTAGAAGAACCAAGCATAATTTTACTCGGTCTGTTAATTTCTTCGCTTTCCTTGGAAACAAGGTATTCTCGCAGTCCTTCCCACGAATCAACTCTGTAGTACCAAGGAATCTCTAACTTTGATTCTTTGTTTATTTTAGCAGATTTAAATATTTTGTCAAGACTAAAAAGCCTCGAAGACCATCTTTCTGCTATCGGCAAACTCTTATCTCCGCCAGAGCACGACTGTTTTACTCCTGCGACATACTCCTTGTATTCCGAGGCGTCCATCGTAAATCCAAGATATTCCCCATCTTTTATCGTCTTGCCCTCATGACAGATAAAAAAAGGATTCATGCTGGAGATCCTCTTTCTATGCTTGCTGACTACCCAGGGCGGGTAAATCCCGTAAGGAAATGTAATGTAATATCTACTCGGTATCAACCACTTGCTGATCTTGTCGCTCATTATGAATGCTGTTAGTGCTCCATGCAAGGCACTCCAGCCGAGGCTGTCTCTCCTATCTCTGTCTTTGGGGTGTATTGGGGTGTAAAATATCGGTATTTGTCTCCTGTGTTCGCTTGGGTACTTAACAAATCCGGACTTGTCCAAGTAATACGGGTCCTCAATATAATCCCCGAGGCGATGCTTTATTAGTGGCTGCATATCATCATTGCATACGATCCATATTGTTTCGCAACCTGCATACGCGCACTCAACAACCGCTCGTTCTACAGCAAGGTAATCTTTGGCTATCGGATTCAAGCAATCGTGCCAAGGAAAACCGAAATCAAATTTCGGGCCCGCTACGGGGACGATGCCTGCCAAATGAAAGGCTCTTATGTTTCCGTTACCTTCCTCCAACATACTTTTCAACCACCTTCTCCGGTGACATCTTTAAGAACTTCACAGTCTCGCTGTTCTGAAAGACATTCTTATTTAAGTTCACCATTTCTCTCCGCGTTGGCTCTACCCTTATACTTGATCTTCTTTCATTTCCTATGCCGTTAGTTCTCATATGGGACTCCACCTTAAATTTAGCCATCGTATCAGAATAATCGAAATCGTTAATTTGATCGTCTGTCAGATAGGACACCGACACTAGGTCTTTCTTTGTGTGGTCGCCGTCCATTCTTTCCGACTTATAGAAATACACTTCTCTAACCAAATCGTCTCCTGTTGTGATTTTGCTTACTCCATGCTTTGCTCCGGCTCTCACATTCATCCAATCGAAAACCCTGTAAAGCGGGGCTGGTGTCTTTATTGCTTGATTTTCAAAAGATATGTTATTGTCATCGAAAATATAACACTTTTCAAATTCTACCTCTATCCTTGAGCCTGGATTAGGGACCACAAATAACTTGTTTTTCTCTATCCTGGCGGAAGAGATGCAAGGACCAAAAGGTATAGACCCCCCAAATGACATCTCATAAACCGCCCAAGACCAGAGGCGAATATGGCTATTTGTCGATAAGCCCTTAAAGTCGACCTCTTCTTTAAAAGAATCAAATATAAACGGTCTTTGTTCAGAGTTAATTATCAGCGGATATTTATTGTAATATGCAAACAAGACCGAAGAGAGGCAGCTCCCTATTGTGATATTCTCTAATCGCACAGATCACAAACAAATTCCAAGCCTAGCATCATATCTTCCCCAGGTAGGTCCACTGTTGTGGGAGGCGATAGTCCACCAATTGACCTTATTCTCCACACATGCCATCTCTGGTTCTTCAGGCTCTTCTGGCTCTTCTTCCTCTTCCTGCCTATTGTTTATACAGGCAGCCTCGTCGATTGCTTCGACGACAGCATCTGATATTGTCTGCGCATTTTCAGCCGCTCGGTTTCCACCTAGGCGATCTAATCCATTAATATGCACCGCTCCGAAGTCTACCAGGGGCTGATAACTATGAACGTTCGCTCTGTTGCCTATGATAAAAGCCATTGAACCAGAGTGAGCCATAGCGCGAGCCACATCATGAGCACCCCACTCATCCCCCTGGGCTGGCTCGTCACCAAGAACAATTGCCAATCTGTGGGTATACTGACTTAGATCAACATCCCAGGAATCCTCCATCCCCTGTAGTGCCGCCTGTGGTCTACTGGTGCTCCATAGAATACTTTCTGGTACACCGTCATTGTCCCAATCGATAAGATCATCTGTAAAGAATCTACCTAGTGCGTCGAGGGTGTTTTCAGTCGAGCCACCTTGGTTTATTATTCCTGCGATGATATTTAATCTCAATGTATTAACAGCGTTGGACATGTCCTCGATCGGAACCAGGGGCGGGTCCTCTATTCCTGGAACACAGTTATCCGCAGGATAGAAAAGATACGGGTCTGGTCTGTCATCATTGCCGACAACCGCTAACATATAGCAAACGTCCGTGATGCCGTCATCAAAAAGCCTTTGCACAGAATTTCTCGTTGCGTTGAAAGCTGCTGCTAGTTCTTGCTCATTCATTGAGCCAGAGACATCGACAATCATCATCACCGCTACATTTCCTTGGTCGAAATCCTCGTCTGATATACCGTCGCAGTCATTGTCTAAGTCATCACACCTCTCTACGCCTGGTGAGACTTCCTGCAAGCAATCAAAGTACCCCTTTCCTCGTTCGCCTTCGGCATCAACGCCTTCTTCACAGAATGCTATCCCTAGCCGACAAACGCCGCCGACGTACTGTGGACCGTCCTCTCTTCTCTCGTAAGTTATCACTTCGCCGGTCAAGATCTCTGTAGAACACAACTTTGTCAAAGGACCTCCCAGAGGACCCTCGTCTATAGCACCATCACAGTCATCATCGACGGCATTGCAAGTCTCAGGTTGGGGCACATAATCTGGATGGTCGCAATTGCAGGCTCCTTCCTCAAAGTTTTCATCGATTTCTCCGTCGCAGTCATTGTCCAAAAAGTCACAAAGCTCTCTTGGTTCTGGTCCGCAGGCTCCGCAATCATTTAACAAGTTTTCATCGATTTCTCCGTCGCAATTGTTATCGAAACCATCACAAATCTCAATCGGAACAAGTCCGCATTCTCCACAGGCGTTGAGAACCCCCTCGTCAATAGAGTTGTCGCAATCATTATCATCTCCATCACAAGCTTCATTCCTAGGAACTACCTCGTTCTGGCAATCTCCGTACACATACCGTATCTCGACTCCCGCATCTGTCTCTATGCTAGACTCCTCACAAAGGGAGACTCCGCTTCGACATGGTCCGTTCTTATCCGTGCCTTGAGCACCAGTATAACAACTTCTTGATAACAATTCATTTTGGGAGTTGGGTGATTCGTTGTTTCTGCCATCGCAGTCATTGTCCAAGCCATCGCAGACCTCGATCCTGGGGAAGGTAACAGGAAAACAATTTGACCAGCTTGTAACATTACAAATCCTCTTTCCGTTGGCACAAGGCCCCAGTAAGCCGGGAATATTGCAGTCCTCTCGCATCCCCAAGCGTTGGCACACTGGTGGTACTGGTGCTGCGTCGACTTCTGCGTCTACAATTGGTTGCGCTTGTATAACCTGAGTAACAAAATCCACAGTAACAGACTCGTCTTGAATGACTTGCACATCCGAAACTGATCTACTTGGTGTGTATGTCGAGGCACCCTTGTCTCTTAACAGTCTCCTGTCTTTTCCGATTGAATCGTCCTCGCAACCAAATACATTAATAACTAACAAAAACAACAAAAACTTTTTCATCATAACTCCATCTTAAATTCTTCATATGCCGAAACTGAGATCGGGAATTTGTCTCTTGCAATCTTGAGACAAGCTTCCGCGACTCTTTGTATTTCCCATTGTGCCCCCTTGTGAGCCCTCAACGATACAAATTTTAGCAAATTGTGAAGGTTCACTGTACCATAGTACTCTGTATATAGGTTCTGTGGTAGCACCCCTCTCGCCTGTTCTCTACAAACTCCTGAATTAATAAGTGAATTGTAGAGGGCGATGGATGTCTTGTTATGCCGGCGAATTGATTCACTTGGGTACCCAGAATGTCCGGTGCCATATGCATCTTGCCAAGACATAATTTTGTTTACGAATTGGTCTTCGCTTGCTTGCCTGTTGGACTTATGCTGTGCTCTTAGGTTCTCGGGTTCATAAAACCTCATGTCCACAGAAGTGTATCTACGACTAATTTCGTTATACGCCCAAGTACGGTGACGGTGATGTTGGCTCCTAACAAACAGAGGAACAACAAAGCGCATTGTGACAGTACAATGCTCAAATGGGCTAGTGTGATTGTTCCGCATGAGATACTTAATAAGTTTAATATCTTTCTCATCCATCTCATCCTTCTCTGCTCCGAAGCTTACGCGGGCACCGTTGACAACAGATATATCAGCACCCATATGGTCGATATACTCCACTGCACCGATGTCGTCTCCGTAAAGATTAATCTTCATCAATCCCTCTTAGGACACCCACAACATAATTCTCCAGAACAACATGAAAGTCCTTACCCTTATAGTGAACCTTCTCGATCATGCCTCTGTCCACAATAATCTCTCCATTGTCTCTCTTGAGACGGAGAAAAGAAGTAGAACAATCAGGGGCGACATCTAAAACTGTTGCAGACACATACTTGTCGCTCAAGGGCTTATAATCTTCCGGCAGCAAAATACCGCTTGCGTCTTCTTTCTTTTCCTCACGAATGTGTGGGAAAACCAACAAATGTCGATTTACTGGCTTTAACTTGTTTGGAAGATTACGCATTACGCCCGACCGTCTTCTTTACGTGCTCGAAAAAATCCAACAATTGATCAATGTCGGTGTCATTCTTCATTAGCCTATATGCCCTGACAGCCATTCTCAGCTCTTCCTTTGTTAACCATCCGTTTTCCACATAGTTTGTTCGAAGGTCTCTCTTTTGGTCCTTGAAGGGCTCCATAGCCTCTTCGATGGCGACGAGAGATTTAATAAACATGGTGATGTGTTTTTCTTTTTCAACAATATCCCTCTCGTTGGAATTATTAACGATGCGTAAATTGGTAGTCATTTTTTCTCCTTTATTATTCGTGACTAGTTACTCTGTTTTACAAGTATAGCTATATTTTGCCATAAATTCAAGTACTTTTTTATAGAAAATTTAAAGTACATTCTCCGCTGGCACATGCTGCCTCTGCTGTAAGATTGGTGTTGTCGCTATTTTCGACGATCCTAGCTAAGTTAACCTCTTTTAAAGCCTCCAAGAGAGCCTCATAAGTTTCCTTTGAACAGTCTTCGAAAGGAGCCTGTTTGTACGAGCCCCCATCATAAGGCAACACAGATAAGCCAGTATAGGAATTTCTATTTTCCCACATCCACTCACCGACATCTGCCCATTCTGCGTCTTTGACGGAGACTGTTGCTGAAACATTATGGTTATTCGGTCCCTTCCTATATCCGTTGAAGACCCACTCATTTGTAACCCTTTGAACCCTCTTGAGAAGCTGTAAGGCGCTTTCCGTCCTTAGTACTGAGCCCTCTGGTGCCTTTTGAGGCACAGAAATGACTGCTGTGTCGTGAGGGCTGAAGTATTCGTCCTCCACAAGCTCTGGGTGGTTTTCTTTCAAGTATGTATAAATCGACTCGTTCTTTCCTACTCTGACCCTTCGGATGTAGTAGTCGTTATGCCAAGCATGGATGCCGCTTGACGTACCTAGTACCAAAGACGTTGTTCCGGCGGGCTTCACTGCCGTACACCTTGCTGCCGGGTTGATGCCTATGAGTTTTGCTACTCTTGCGTTTTCAGATTTCACGACCTTGGCTGCAGCCTTCATATCCAAGTCCAAGATGCCCTGAGACGCAATACCTGTCATGCTAACTCCCAAAAGTGCATCTCTCTCACAGTTTGTCTGCCAAGAAGGTCGTAGGTAATGAAAGTCCGTGTATCCTGCTTGCAGAGTACCAATGAAAGATGCTACACGGGACCTCTCCTCAAATTCTTCCTGAGTTGTTACATCGCTGACGTTTATCTCCGTTAAGTTGCACATCTGACAAGACCTTAATGAGATCTCGTGGCACGGGTTGAAACCTCTCTCTTTGTCGTTTGTAAAAGAAAAGCCGGGCTCTCCCGCCCCAGAGGCTTTAATCCTCTCCCAGAGATCCATGAACGTGTCCTTCTCTATCCTGTGTCGCAAAAGAACTACAGAGTTATTGGCGCGGCCGCGTTGGGGACTCTTTTCCCACCAGTTGCCAGACTTCGCTGCCAACATCTCGCTGTCATTTGCAGAAAACAAAGAAATCATCGCTGCTCTCCTGATTCCGCCAGATAACACGGCATCTGCCAGATGACACATAATGTCGTGACACTCGATGGGCGTTAGCTTGTCTCCGTCGGTCTTGTCGTCCAAAATTCCCTTCACCTTTAGCAGACACTCCTTGAGTGGTTGTGGTCCAGGTGCTTTGCCTCCGGAAGTTATCAGTCGCTCTCCCTTGGCTCTAATGTCTCCGTAATCGAAGCGTATATGGGATGTTCTTATTCCATAGTAAGTCTCCATCAGAGCTTTGACTGCATCAGCCCAGCCCTCGATACTGTCTTGGATGAGGTACCGATACGTCCTTTTCGATGTTGGTTTTCTGATCTCTGGAAGTTGTTCTACGTGGTGGCTTTGTACCGAGTAGCCTACGCCACAACCAGACAGCAAAAGAAACATTGATTCATTAAATGCCCTATAATCGTCTACTGCAACAAAAGAACAATTGAACATCCTAGACGGGTTAATCTCAATTGGCTTTCCTCCGAATTGCATCGAACGCATAGAAGGAAGAACCTTCTTATCAAATACCATCTTATACGCCTTTCTTATCCGAAGCTCCATATGAGGGTACTTCTTTAAGTGCATATTCATATTCCTGGTGACCAATTCGCTCCACGTTTCTCTTCTGTTTTCCTCTGCCAAGAATCGGGCGTACTTCATGTGCACGGTTATGTCTGATAATATTTGATTCGATATTTCCATAGTTGCTATTTCTCCTTTTTAAATGTTTTGTATTTTTCTTTTAATCTCTCTAGTTGCTTCTTTGCTGACTTTTCAACAATGTCGTCCACAGTCTCGTTCGTTGGTGGCAACACCTTTATCTTTACGTTGCTTGTGTCCATGAAAATTGGATAAACCAATCCATCTGGTCCGTTTCTATTTTTTGCTATAAAGATGCGCCCACTATTAGTATTCTTGTCCTCTATCGTCCTAGAGACTGTAAAAATAAAGTCTGCAACGAAGCATTTGTTAAACGCCTCCGATATCGCTTCCATCGTAATAACTTCCGCGTTTAAACCGCTTCTATTTGTTTGAGAGGCTGTCCAGACTGGGCATTTATTTAATTGCGCAATTCCTCTCAACTCCTCATAAATAGTCTCCAGTTGATGTCTTTTCTCATCTTTTGTAGAAGAAATTGGTCTTAATAGATCTCCATAATCCACGATAATCAGGTCAGGGGAAAAACCCCTCAATTTCATCTTCTCCAGATGGTTCTTTAGTGTTTGAACCGTAGCAGATTTCGTTGGATACTCCTTAACAACCAACTTTCCCTCAATTTCCTGAATTTCTTCATAAATCTTTTCCTTAAACGACAACATGTTTGATAAGTCGACTCCTGTGAGACAACTATCATATCTTCCGGCGACGACTGTGTCAGCCAACTCCAGAGTATAATGTATTACGTTCTTACCTTCCTTTAAAGCCTGTGCCCCCAAGTGCACCAGTGCCATACTCTTTCCCGCGCCAGTGGGCGCGATGCAGACTCCAAGCTCTCCTCTACCCATTCCACCCTTGCACAGGTCATCCACTTCTCTCCATCCGGTGGTGACAGGCGACCTGTCTCGAATCTCAAATCTTTTCTCGAAATCCAGGAGGTAATCATATCCAAAATTATTATCACTACCTAGCTTGATAGCTTCGTTGATAACTTTACTGACCTCGTCAAAAGACGAGCGTTTAATGAGATCAACAGAATTTATTAAGGCTTCTTTTAATTTCTGTTTCCTGCAAAAGTCCAGCGCAACGTCTTTGATATATTCGGACCCTTCAACATCAGTGGAGGAGGATAGCACTCGCGCATAATAATCTCTGATTAGAACCTGAACAGACTCATTCTCTCTACTTATTTCTGTCCGAATCAAAGATTTCATGATCTTATCAGTAGGATGAATGCCGTATCTTTTTCTATATTCCTTGATCTTCTTTATAAAGACTCTTAGGTGCTTGAGTTCTAAAAAGTTTATATCCAAAACTTCAAATATCTGATCAGCAAATGGCCGGTCTACTAAGATAAGGTGACACAGGTCTTCCTGAAAAGTTTTTCCATAGTTGGAAAAGTCTTCTCTTTCTTTTTCTGTCATTTTTTCCTCTTATTGTGATTGTTTAATCTATACTAGCACAAACCATTGCCGAAAGCAACCTAAAAGTCTGAAATCATCCTATTAAAACTTTCGTACAAAGAGTTCAGGGAAATCTCCCCTATTCCGTCTTTGATCATGAGAGTCCTTAAGCCAGTCTTATTGAATTCCGGAGCGTGACTTGCTACTGTTTCGCCTATTCTAATCTTCCCCTGAACTGAGATGGAGGGGGAATACAATTGCATTATCTTATAATTGCTCTTAATAAGATCTGCGCTTTCCATTATTCTCTGATAAACCTTTAATTTTGATTCTTGCCTTTCACAACACTCCATTATGTCACTTGTGAAATACTCTTTAGACTCGGATAGGAACGGGAACCTTTTCGCAACAGTGGCGAGACCGACTCCCGGTACTCCCTTGAGATTGTCACTTGCATCACCGACTAGTGCCCGTGCAAGAGCAAAATTCGTTGGATGAATTCCATACTTTTCAACAATCTTCTTCTTGTTTAAGACCTCGTTTTGTGTTGGTCTGTAGAGAATTGTATTATCGTCCAACAGCTGGATAAAATCCTTGTCGCTGGAAACTATTACTCTCTGCCAATCTTTGAATTCGGGTCTCTGAACAATATAAGATATTACATCGTCCGCCTCTACTCTGGGTTCTATAAACTGAATGATGGGAGTCTGGTTCAAATACTCTATTACTCGCATTTGTTGCCACACCCTGTTTCGCCCCTCTTCTTCCTCAGTGAGGTTACCGCCCCTGTTCAGCCTGATTGGCTTTCTTCCCTGCTTATAGTTTTTATTCTGGGCTCTTCTCTTTTGAGATCCGCCTTCACCATCCCAGACAACAAAAATAATGTCTGGACTAATTGTTCTTGTTAATTTATTCAAGATCTTCAAAAAACCCTTTGAGCCGCCGATAGGTTGCCCATTGGAAGACAAACTCGGGTCAACTATATATGATCTTAAAAATTGATTGTGCGCATCCACAACCATAATTCTGCCTTGCATGATATGTCCTTTATAAGAAAATTTCCCCGGAGCGTTGAAGCTCCGGGGAATAAGTTGTCAAGGATTAAACGGAGGATTCACTCCTTGACTGGAGGGATTTCTTCTTTTTCGTAGTAGTCTGAAGCATTTCCTGTTCTATTGTTGAATTTCATAATAACATCTTGGTCAATGATTTGCAACACTCTTTTTCTAAAATCTTCATTTTCTAACTCTTTCAACCAACCCTTTCTCTGAAACTTCTTCTCTGTTCCGTCTTCTAAGACAAGAGAGAACCAGGCACCGGACTGTTTGAGGTTGTCAGAGATCTGAATAGCATCGAACCAACTCTCCTCGTCTTGCACGCCTATATTATTCGCTTCACCCCACAAGATCTTGAAATTACAGTGTCTTCCGGCGGTGCCGAAGCGAGACTTTTCTAACTTAGCCTTCACCTCGGAGCCGACTCTGAATCCGTTCTCATCCGTGACAAACGAAGCTTTCGCCTTACGTCCTGTTAGCCAGATCCTGAGAGAATATGCATAATGCATAGCCTTTCCTCCTGGTGTAACGTAAGGAGTTGTCATCGCTTCTGACGGTGACCTTGTGATGTTCGTCTTAAGCTGATTCAAGACTAAAAGTGTTGCCTGGCTGTTGGCAATGGGAACAGTCAATTTAGACATACCCTTGGACAAAATCCTAGCCTTAACAGCCATTGACGATTGTGGGTTAAAGTCTCCCTCAATGTCCGATATCGCTGGGGTTAGTGCTAGGGAATCCCAAATAAATAGCCACTTGTTTCCCGTACCCAGGAGTTCTTCAATTGTCTCTAAGACGAACTCCACACTTTCTGCCTGAATATACATCAACCGATCAAGGTCACAACCAGCCCTCGCCAAAAAAGAAGGATCAATTGCAGATTCTGAGTCGAAATAAACCACATCAATGCCCATCTTTTGGGCATTTGCTGCAATCTGGGTTGCCATATAGGATTTACCTGTTGCCTCAAGTCCCGCAATCTCCACAATTTTACCAACAGGAACTCCCGCAAGGCGACCCTTGCACACAATGGAATCTAACCACCTCGAACCAGTGGGGATCCATTCCTTTACCTCTGTCGGATTATCTTGTGCCAAGCTGTGTGCCACTTCGTGGCCGGCTTTCTTGTTGATTATCTTTCTCATCTCGTCCATCGAGATCTTGCCAGGCTTAATTTTTGTAACCTTGCTCATAAACTTCTATTCTCCTACATCTACTAATTCAATTTCAAAATTTAAATTCTTGCCAGCCATTGGATGGTTGAAGTCAAGAGTTACGGTTTGTTCATGAAGGGAAAGAACCTTTGCTTGAAAATTATGCCCCTCCTGCGTTTGACCATACACAGTCTGCCCTTCTACTGGATCGAAGTCTGCAGGAAATGCTTCCTTCTTGACCTCTTGAATAGCCTTTGGATTAACTACTCCATATGCTTCTTCTGGGGGTAGAGAGACACTCTTCTTTTCACCGATCTTCATACCCTCAACAGCTCTATCAAAGCCCGGAATCATCTGTCCCGCACCAATAGTGAACGAGATTGGCTCTTCTCTTTCTCTAGAGCTATCAAATTGAGTTCCGTCGTCAAATGTACCGACATAGTGGACACTTACTGGTTGACCGTTCTTGACCTTCGCTCTACTCTTTCTCTTTCTAGTGGTCTTTTTCTTAGTTGTTGTTGTATTTTCTTCTTCTGTTGTACTCATTTATTGCTCCTTGTTGTTTATGAGTTATCTATCTGCTAATGATAAGAACCTCTGATGACGTTCCCATTTTCTTTTTCTTTCCATTTTTTAATTTTTCTTTTCGCTCTGTTTCTGAGTATATGTTTGACATACCCATTGCCCAGTTAAGACTCACTATCTCATAATCTTTATATGCCTCCCGTACCCATTCACAGTCATTATATGATAACACCCAATTAGTCCTTTTTTTAAGCAAATCGCAAAGCCCGTCGTGGTCAAAGCCTCGATGCATATCTCCCTTTTTTCCATAAAGATTGTATTGGATCTTATATGGAGGATCACAGTAAAGAAACTTTTCTGGATTTTTAGGTATTGATGTCTTAAAGTCTTCGCACTCGACAGTAAGCTTGTCGGATTTAAAATCCCTCACCCTGTCTATACTTGAATCAGTAAATCTAGCGTAAGCAGCCCTCTTCGAGTACCCTCCAGATAAAGTCTCTCCAGAAAAACTACTCCTGTTTAATGCATAAAACATAGCAGCATTATCTACAGAATACTCTGTGGCTTTTCCTAGCCTTTCTTGAATACCTTTAAAATCCTCCCTCAAGAGACCCCTAACTTGCTGCTCTTTCCCTTCGCGCTTCAACCTAAAGTTTTCATTCTCCACTCTAAAGGAATCTGTTCTTTCCGCCAAAGCTGTCGGGGATTCTAGGGCAGCTCTCCAAAACCAAGCCAAAGGCTTAAACAGGTCGTAGGCAGTCACTTGGACCCCCTCGCCTGCAAAATGAAGCTCTAGAGAGCCTCCCCCGAAGAACGGGGAGCATAACTCCTTCATATCCTCGGGGAAGTAACCTTTCATGTGCTTGATGGCTCTAGTTTTGCCACCTGGGTATCTCAAGGGACTCTTCATCAAGCTGTCTTCCTTTGGTCCCAACAAAGTTTCGCTGCGATGGTCTTCTCTACGATAGACCAAATAGTGGAGTTGTCTAGGACCTGAACCATTCTGTGCGATTTAGGAAATTCTCTTGCAAAGCCCTCTTCGCACTCAATCAAAACATCTTCTTTTACACTATCCCAAAGATCCTTGACCTCGTCGATACTGATTTCGAAATATTGTTCCTTTGTCTCCCTATCAAAGGACATGGTGCTCTTTAACAGTCCCTGCATGATTACATACAAGAATTCCATATTAATTGCACCTTCCACCTTTTCTTCTGAGGAAAAGTTGTGGTAAACGTAAAGAGGGCACTCCTCTGCGGTCTTATCCTCAAAGTTTCTCTTACTGTGCTTTCTGAGCACCCTGTACTTCTCCCAGCCTTCAATACTCTTCCAAGACTCCTGAATATAGTCCGCTAGATCCAGGATTGTCGATGCATGTGGGATAATTGGTGCCATAACATTCTGACCCTTTGCCCACAATCTTTCCGTTGACTTCTTAGATACGCGAGGGAACCTACGAGCCGTGTCTTCTGTAAACTCCCAATCACTCTGAGGAGGAATAGCTTGAGCCAAGAGTGTTGATACAGTAACAATTCCTTTCTGAATTGGGATCACTTTGTTCGATTTGCTATATCTCTGATTTTCCTTCCACCTGATGGTATTTGCGTGCCGTGGTTGTAACTTCTTTTTGAGAGTATCAAATTCTCCTCGCTGGTTCTGCTCCGAGGCAAGCTCTTGTGCTTTTCTCTTATTCCAGGCAGCCGCTGCCGATCTCTGCTCCTCTGGGCTTTTCCAGAATGAATCCTCCAGAAGTGTTACTAACATAGGTTGATTGGGAAACCTAATTTCATCAATGGAGTCCAGGGCAGCGTTTCTTGAATGTTGTCCATCGTAGTTGCCTGAATCTACATTATCGCAAGTAAAACTAACCGTGCCTTTTTCCTCATCGTAGATGAAAGATCCTGCATCAATCGTAACCTGGAGTCCTCCATTGAAAACACAGAAGCCTTCCCTTTTCGTGATCTTTTCCTTAATCTTCTTCACTATTGAAGAGTTTGGGTCATAATCTCTTGGATTGGTTCCTTTGCGAATACTAGCTAAATCTCCAGGCGAGGATGCGTTAACATACAAGACCCTTTGGCTCGCTTCTCTTACTCCCGTCAATTTATTTTCTCGCTGAACAATGCAGTCAGCAGGTGTCGAACCCTCTACTAGGTTTAGGGTGATTACTTTTTTAGTCATGATTTTAACTCCTTTGTTTGTGTTTCGGGCACAACTATGGCGCACATTGCGCGTACCCTCATGAAAAAAGTGAGGCATCTGTAACCCATGCCTCCCTGCGGTTTTTATATTAGTTGTTTAGAAGATCGTTAAAAGCTGCTTCGACGGCGTCGACATCTTTGTCTTGATTCTTGGTTGCTCCACCGTTGCCAAATCGTTCGACTTGGTTATCTTGGTTGTCTCCGTCAAGAAACGTATCCAAGATGCCCTGGACCTCCTCTGTAGACTTTCTTTCGAAAAGCTTTTCAAGACTTGGAACCGTCTCTAGCATTTCTGCGCAGCGTTCATCTCCCCCGATGGCATCGTCGCACAACACAGTCTTTCGAGGGCGTGGGCGAATGTCCGTTCTAGGGAAAGATGCACCAGGTGGCTTACCGTACATGATCTTGAGGTCATTTCCGGACTCTGGGTCCGTAACATCGCCATAATCTGGGTCTAAAACAATTGTTAATAGCTTTTCGTAAGCCATCTTTCCGTAGCCCCAAATGCGGACTCCCTGCTCTTCCTCACCACGTACCAAGACCGGCGAAAAAAATCTTTGCTTGGCAAAAAGATCCTTTGCCATCTTCTTGCTCTCTTCAGTTCCTTCATTCCACAGCTTACTTGCGAAGCTACAAACGGGACAATTATCTCCGAAATTCTTATTCGGACACAAAAAGCCACCTTGCGCTACATTGTAGTGGAAAAACTTTTCCTTGAAAGGGTCGCCGTCCGGTGTTGGAACGATTCTCACATTATTTTCCCCGTCTTTGGGCTTCCAGAATTCGGTTCGGGATCCTCCGCCCTTGCCCGTTACAGCGTTAAGTTTATTACGCATCTTATCTAAATCGAGAGCCATAGTGTTACCTCCTTGTTGTTTTTGTACTCTATCGGCTAAAGCAGGTCGGCAAATTTTCCGACCAACTGTTAATACTATACT